GCCAACGCCAGCAGCATCAGTACGCTAGCCGCCAGAGTGACGACTAACGAAGGCAACATCAGCACCAACACGGCTGCCATCACCACCGAGCAAACCGCGCGTGCCAGCGGGGACAGTGCCACCGCCAGCAGCATCAGTACGCTGTCTGCTCAGGTTAACCACGCAACGACTGGCCTGCCTGCGGCGTATGCTGCGGTGCAGACCGAGGCGACAACCCGAGCTACTGATGACGGCACACTGTTTGCCCAGTACACGGTAAAACTCGATGTCAACGGTTATGTGTCTGGCTACGGCCTGGCCAGCACAGCGACCAACGCAGCCCCGACAAGCACTTTTGCGGTGCGGGCCGACAGCTTTTATATTGCCAGCCCGAGCGGGCCGGGCGTGTCGCCTACGATGCCGTTTATTGTGCGGACCACGCAGACCACGATCAATGGGGTGGTGGTGCCGGTGGGTGTGTACATGACCGACGCCTATATTCAGAATGGCACGATCACCAACGTCAAAATTGGCAACGCCGCAATTGACGACGCCAAGGTGGCCAACCTGAGCGCGAGCAAACTTACAGCAGGCAGTATTGCAGTGGGGCAGTACATTCAGTCCACCAGCTACGTGGCAGGCTCAGCCGGTTGGCGTATCAATGGCAGTGGCTTGGCGGAGTTTAGTGACGTGGTGGTGCGCGGCACGGTGTATGCCAACGCCGGGGTGATTGGCAACAACAACATCAGTGTGGATGGCATCTATTCACCCCAGTACACCGGCAACCAAGGCGTGGGGGGAGCGGGTTGGATCATCGCCTCAAACGGCTCCGCGTTTCTTGGGAGTGTAAAAGTGCGCGGCGAAATCAACGTCGGCAGTTTTGACGGCTATGCCTGGCCTGCATCAGGTGGTGGTGCGCACTTGTCGGCCAGTGGCCTGGCACTGGGCAATGGGAATACAAGCTCTTATTTTTTGGTCACGTCGGCGGGGAATATCACGGCCCCGCAGTTCAGTATCACGGGCGGTAACGCGACATTTGCGGGCGCTCTTAGCGCGGCGACGGGCACGTTTGCAGGATTGCTCACCGCAGCGGCCATCAATGCGGTTGACACCATCAACATTGCGGGCAACGCGGTTACCGTGCCTGTAGGGGCGCGAACTTATGGAGCCTATTATTTTGGGTCAGCAGATAGCTCATACCGCGAAACGACGGTGATGACTACCACCCTCAGTGGCACGCAAGGGCAGCCCGTCTGGATACACGTTAACTGTGGTGCATTTAGCACTGACGACCAGGGGCTTGTTGCCCCAGCGATTATCAAGCTGGTCGTTGACAACACCACTGTGCTGCAAAACGATGCCGCCACGCCAAACCGGTTGAACTCTGGCTATTACATGGCATCTAGTCCGGCGTATAGCTTCACTATTGCCGTAGTGGTGGGGGCAAGTGGTAGCTTTGTTATAGCCGCGCAACCGGGCGTGCAGGCCAATGCGGCCCTTTTTGCGATTGCGGCCAAACGATGAAAAAATACATCTACATCACTTCGGAAGGCTATGTACGGTCTGAATCTACTTTGCAGGACGAAGCCATACCGACTGAAATACCCGGCCTGACAGCGGTGCTGGCGCAAGACAGCCCGCCAGAAGCACCCAACGACTTCAGCCAGTACCACCTCGCAACGGGCCAGTGGCTAGACGGCCGAACCCCACAAACCCAATGGCGGGTCATCCGCTTGGAGCGCGGCAAACGCTTAGAAGCCTGTGACTGGACCGACACCGCGTCAGCCCGTGCGCGCTTGGGCACTGAGGTGTATGAAGCCTGGCAGACCTACCGCCAGGCGCTGCGCGACATTACTGTGCAGGCTGACCCGTTCAATATTGTGTGGCCCAGCGCGCCGGGCGCGGCATAAAAATAGCCTTGCAGCAGCTTGACTTTTAACCCATAATGTGCATACACGTAAGCAACATAAACCATCAAATTAAGTACAACATGGACTATTGCTCATCACCCGAAGAAATTCAGAAAAATCCAGAGGCACACTTTTGGATTGACAAAATTGCCAATGGCAATGCCCACGCCCAGCAGTTCATGCGGGTGTTCTGGTCTTTTACGCACCTTTACGACGACTTGGTGGACAACGACCGGCCCGTGACGGCGGAGCAAGCCGCAGAGCAATTCATCGCTATGTTGACAGAGTTTTTGTACAACCCGTTTTTTTGCGCCAACAAAGACTTTCTGTATCCATTGATCGTGTCGATGTTTAACCGTTGGGTGGATGGCGATGAGTGGGAGCAGTCGGCGGATGAGTACAAGCGTATGGCCTCTACGGTCATCCGGTGTGGGGACGTAGACCTGTACCACATGGTTGCGTACCTGACAGGCGGGTTTGCCCATATGCGGGCGACCAAAGACGCACGGTCTTACGACCAAAACTAAAAGGGGTATCGCTATGGGAATGTATGGAGGCGACAGCAGCAGTGCCCCACCGCCGGACCCGCGTTTAGTTGAGGCGCAGCTCAAGTCCATGGGGGTGCAAGACAGTGCTATTCAGCAGGTGATGAAAAACGCCAATGAAATGGCCCCGTTGCAAAAGCAGCAGTTGGAAGAGTCGATCTCGCGCGGCAAAACGGTCTACGACCAGAGCCAGGAGGACCGGACCTATGGGCTGCAACGGCGTGGAGAGTTGACAAAGCTGCAGGACCGGCTGGTGACTGACGCAAAAAACTTTAACGAGCCCGTACGCCAAGAGCAAATGGCATCTGAGGCCCAAGCCGATGTGACGTCGGCGTATAACAATTCAGCGGGCCAGCTGAAGCGGGGCCTGGAGCGCTCGGGCGTGAACGTGGGTTCGGGCAAGTCCTTGGCGTTGCAAAACCAAAATATGCTGAACCAGGCCGCAACGTCGGCCAGTGCCGCCAACAAGACCCGGCAAGCCGCACGGCTGGAGGGCTTTCAGCTGACCGACCGGGCTAGCAACGCTTTCTCTGGCTACCCGACATCGACGGCAAATTCAGTCAACACGGGACTGAATGCGGCAAACTTTAGCACGAATTTAGCAAGTAACTCTTTGAACGCGCAGAACTCTAGCTACGTTTCGGTTGGTGGCATGGCAACAGATATGGGTAGAAACGCTACTGGCATGTATACCGCGCAAGGCAACTACAAGAGCGCGCAGGACAAGATTGCAGCGGATAGCGACCCGACGGCGACACTTGTTGGCGCGGGCGCGACAATGGCCGCTGCGTTCATCTGATGCTCAACTTGGCTAAATACCAGCGCCCAGCTCTCCATTTTTCGGGGGGCAAGGATTCGCTCGCTTGCCTATATCTGTTAGCCGATCAGCTGGATCGTGTTACCGTTTATTGGCTGAACACGCAGGATGGCTGCTCGGAGACGCTGGCGGTGGTCGAACAAATACGCCCCTGGGTGCCTCATTTTGTAGAGGTCCAGTCCGACGCGCGCGCGTGGCGCAAAGTTAACGGCGACCCCGTTGATGTGGTTCCGGCAAAAGCTCATTGGCTAGGCGTGGCGTATGGCATGAGTGAGCAGCGCCTGTCCAACCGATTTGATTGCTGCTACCAGAACCTGATGGCCCCCATGCACGAGCGGATGCTGGCGGATGGCGTTGACGCTGTGATTCGGGGCACCAAATTGGCCGACACCGGCCAGGTTCCGCACGAGGGGCCTACCGGGCACTATGACGTGCTGCTGCCAATAAAGCACTGGAGCCACGAGCAAGTCTTTGCGTACCTGCGCGAAGTGGGCGCTCCGAAAAACGATATCTACGAACACTTTCAAGGCATCAGCGCCCCCGAGTGCTTATCCTGCACTGCATGGTGGGACGACGGCAAGGCCGCGTACTTGAAAAGCAAACACCCCGAGCGACTAGACGCCTACCGCATCAGCCTTCAAGACGTACGCGAGGCACTGCGTTCGCATCTGGCAGAACTTGACTTTGAAATTGGAGAAGCATCATGACTTTTGCAAGTAAATTTGCAGCAGGCCAGCAATTTGCAAAAGGGTTGATTGATACCTATCAGTCGTCCAAGCAGCAACAAGAATTTGAGGACATCCAAAAAGCCACCCGAGAAGACTCTCAGGGCTACAGCGAGGCTAACCTCGACAGCTTGCGACAGTTTGCGCAAGATAAGAACGAAGATGGCACTGCCCGCTACACCATGGAACCCGGCACTGATGGCGGCTACAACGTGCGTGCCAACACAGCGTACCAAGGTGACGACGGCATACCGGTTCCCCAAGGCACGGCATTTGGAATACAGCCCCAGCGCATGTCGACCTTCTTAGGCCAGCGATACAACGCAAATGAGTTGAGCCCCGAGCGCATGGAGGGTTTGCGCAACCGCGCCATGGCGGGCGTAATTTCCAAGACCGACCCGATTCGCGGCATGGCTTTGCAGCAGCAGATCACGGCGGGCGAGCGGGACGCCCAGCGTTTTAAAAATGAGCAAACCACGTTTGGAAACGCGCAGACCACTTTTGGAAACGAGCAGGCCGAATTTGGCCTAAGAAAAAAACGAGGTGAAAGACAAGACGTCCATGAGGAGCAAGTCGCAGCTGACGAAAAGACTGACCGAGAAATTGGGGTTGAAAATGGGAAGTACTTGGCAAGCTTAGCTCAAAACAAAGACGGCACGCCTCGCGCGCTGACGATGGAGGACCATACCGGCGCGCTGCAGCACAGGGCGACTTTACAGCTCAAAGCAGGCCGGGTAGACGCTGCCAACGCAACGATGAAAGAGTTTGCGCAGCAGTCCCTGACCACGATTGCCTTGCAGGCATCGACGCGTGGCGAGGCCATAAACGTCGCTGCTGGGCATCTTGCGGCGGGTAACTGGCAAGGGGTGGCGGACTTCTACAACAAATACGTGCCAGACGGCGGGCAGTCTACGGGTATCACCCAAGACAAAGACGGCAGCATAACCATGAACCGCAAGTCACTGGATGGCAGACCAATGGCCCCGACCGTCTTCAAGTCGCGTGAGGAGATGCTGAACGGTTTGATGAGCTTTAAAGACCCCCTGGCTTTGTATAGCTTTTCGCGTAACCAGTTTAATGACAACTTACACGAGCGTACGACCAAGGCGACGGAAAAGCAAGCTAGTGCGGCGGTTACTAGCGCAGGTGCGCATGTGATTAGCGCACAAAGCACAAGCGACTACAACAAAGCCAGAACCACGGCGTTGGAAGCGGGGGCAAAAAATGAAGTAGCTATACAGGACTTGAACACCAGGTTTGATGCGCTAACCCCCCCGCAACAAGCAGGCCTAGAAGGGGATGGTATTCGTAAACAGCTTCAAATGCTAAATACAAAACCGGGTGCGGGCCTTGCAGGTGTTGGAGGGGGTAACAAGGGCGGTTCAGCAGCGATCAAATACCAGATAGATAACGTCTGGGCTGATATAGAAAAGAAACGTATTGGTGACGGCAATGTAAAAGATTTACCAGCAGACAAAGACGCATTTTATGGAAGCCGTGGTTTTGCTCCTGCGAGTGCTGTGAACCAGTTGATGAACCCTCGTAAGCCGGATGGAACTAAACAAACCGCAGCAGACCTTGAAGATTTCAATAGACTTTTCTCCCACACCCCGATTGACGCCAGTAAAGTGCCGTGGCTAAAAGAGGTACCAAAAGCAGCACCAGGCAGTAAGGCTGCGGGGACTACGCAGCCGCAAGGCTTAGATACCACCCGCGCTAATCAACCGCCTCTAGACTTTTTTAAGGAAAGACAGAAGCAAGTTGCCGCCGGAACTGAGAAGTTAAACGCTGACCCAAGAGTTCCAAAACTACTTGCAAAAAAGGATGATGCCATCCGACGCGGCAAGACCGTTGAAGCAAATGGGTATTTGGCAGAAATCGGTGCAATCAAGAAAAGTTACGGACTGTGAGCAAAATATGGCTGATAACTGGACACCCCTTAGCAAGGCTGACAACTGGAAATCACTCGGTTCGGTTGCTGAGTCGTGGAGATAATTTATGGCAAGCCAATGGGATAAATACACGGGTGGCGCCACCGAGGCTCCTAAGCGCAACGCCATTGCGGCGGGCTTGTCATCGGGCCTTGATGACCTGCAAGGTCTGGGCTACAGCGGTATCGCTGCGGTTGCTGACACTGTTGGGGCTGATACGTTTAAAGACTGGGCCAATGAGCAGGCCGCGCGAAACGAGTGGGAGAGCCAGAAAAATGGCCGAGCTGACCTGGACCGGATTGAGGATGTGTATGACAAACCATCCCAGTGGCTTCCTTACCTGGGCTACCAAGTCGGTAAACAGGTGCCCAATATTGTTGGTGGTATCGCTGCTGGTATGGTTGTTCCGCAAGCCGTTGTGCCTGCGGCGCTGGCTCGTGGGCTTGCCTATGCACCGAAGTTTTTGGGGGGTGGAGCGCTAGGCGCAGCGGAAGGTTTTGCGGCCAAGAAAGCCGCGTTGGCAACAGGGCAGACAGTAGCAGATCAGCTCGTCGGCGGTGCCGCATGGAACTACGGGCAGTCGGTTGGCTCGCTCTACCAAGCGGCCCAAGAAGGCGGCGACATGGAGAACGCGGGACCAAAATCCCTGCTGGGCGGCGTGCCTTACTCGTTGCTGGAGACCGCCCCCACGGCCATGTTGGTGGGTCGCCTTGGTGCGGGGCACGCCTTCAACGGCGGTCTTGGTATGCGCGTGGCCAAAGCCAGTGGCGTGCAGGCGGGCCTTGGGGCAACCAGTGAAATTGGCCAGACGGCCATGGAGAACGCCTACAACGGCAACCTGACGCCGGAACAAGAACAGTCCAACTACCTCAACGCGGGCGTTGCTGGCGGTCTGGTGGAAGGTGTGCTCGGAAGTTTTGGCGGAGTTCGGAGTCGTAAAGCTCCCGCCGTAGCCCCCACCATTGAGTCTGGTGGTCAGGGTAATTTGCTGCAGGTTGGTTTGGACCCGTCCGTACGAAGCCCGAACGAGATGGTCTCGTTCCCGGACGGCAGCACGATGACGCGCGCTGAGTACCAAGCGACTTTTGGGGATAGACCAGACTCTGGTGGCCCAGGCCCCAGCAGCCCGGTGAACATGCAGCGCCAGGACATGCTGAAAGCCGCTGTCGCATCTGGCGAAATAACTTTTGAGCAAGCCAAGCAGATGGGTTATGTGGAAGCGGTGAACCAGCCGTTCCAGAATGCCGCGCGCGCGGGTGCAGGTTTAGATACGCAACCCTTGGTAGACCAGACATCCGGGGTTACTGCACCCCCTACGCAAGTAAGCCCAGCAGATATTGCAGCCGCCCGCTTAGAACCCACCGGGTTGATGATTCCGCGCCTGGCGCTTGGACAGGTCGAAACCCCGGAAACCACGCACGAGAGGCAGCTTCGCGCTGCAGGTTTGCCCGACCAGGCTGATGAAGCGGCCATGGACCACCCTGACTACCAAGCAGTGCAGAAGCAGCAGGAGCAAGCCAAGGCGCAAGCTGCGCAGGCCGAGGGCCGGAGGCAAGCGACGGAGTTCGGAGACAGGATGAAAGCCAAGGGGTTGAACCCCGTCGACAAAGACCAGGCCTCATTTTTCCGGCAACTTGCTGCAGCGGTAGAGCAGGGCGTTATACCGGCAGACCGGGCCGACGAGTTGGTTGGGCAGGTACTGAGTTCTACGCCTATAGCGCCCCAGGCCATTGTGGACTCGATTATTAAGCCAGCCGTTAAAGCGGCTAATGACACCAAGAAAGCCGCCGAGCAAGATGCGCGTAAAGGCAAGATAGTTGCAGATTCCGCAGCGTTGGAAAGTAGAGCGGGAGTTATCTCCCTAGAAGGTCTTGATAGTGTTCTGGAAGCCTTGAACACAAGCCACCAGGCTGGCCAGACTGCACTTGGGTTGGCCCGCAAAGCTGAGACCGCCCGCAAAGCACAGGCTGCCAAAGATGCAGCACAGGCTGTCAAAGATGCAGCCGACGCAGCAAAACTAAAAGCCGCAGAAGCGGCCATGCCACCGAAGGCAACAATCAAACCAACCAAGCCCGCCAATGTCATCAACGCCGAAGCCCCCAAGGTTGACACAAGCCCAGCACCGATTGTGCAAGCAGCTGCAGTGCCGCCCGCAGCAGGTCCCGTTGTTGGAGAAACTGCTACGGTTCCACCCGCCGCGCCAGCTGAATCTGTGGTCAGCGACGCAGGGCCGGGTGCAGTAAAGAAACCCAAAGTATTCACCAGAGCGGCGGATAAACCTGTAGAGCCAAAACCCGCAGAGCTAGCACCAACCATTGATGAGCAGATTGCTGCTGCGCGTAAAGTCATAGCGGATAAAAAAACAGCAACTGCCAAAGCCAACGAGGGCATCATTCAGCTCAATAGCGGCATACCCATACCTGACGGGTTCCTTGAACTACTCCCCGACTACATCAAGTTGGCTGTGCTGTACCTGAAGAAAGCAGGCAATACTTTTGCGGGTTATGTGCAGCACATGCTGGAGACAGACCCCGACCTGACCGATGCGCAGCTGCGCAAGATTCACACGGCGGCAGCCCGCGATGTAAAGAATAATCGGGTCGATATCGGGGGGGATAAAAATCTTCCCGGAAACCCACAGTTGGTGACTTTTGGTTCTCGCGCTGACGGCACTGAGACACTCATGGCCAAGATGGCGGGTAAAGCCGGTTACGCGCAAGCCGAGAAGGTTGACGGGCAGTGGGTGCTCAAGTCAGCCGGGGCGGCTGACCGGCCTCTGGGGGCAAGTCGTGAGGAGGCCCTGAACAATCTGCCTTATGAATTTTTTACAGCCAAAAATGACTCAGGGTCACCTGCGGCAGAGAAGACCAAATCCGGTGCTAAAAATGTGGCCTTCAAGGCCGAGGGCTCTGCGGTGCTCGGGGGGCAGCTAGACCTTGAGATGCTGGATGCTGCAGCCGGGCACCACCCAAAAATGCTGAAGGCCATACGCTATTACCTTGGCGTGGATGATGAGGGTTTGCGCACGCTAGGCAGGATGAGCCAGACAACAGCCCTGAAGAAAGCAGGAATGGAATCGGGGTCGCAGGGTAACTTTAGTAAGGCCATGAAGGACCTGGGGATAACCGACGAAGTCCAAGCCAGATTTGAGCAAGGATCTGCGACCGATGAAGTCGGCGACGCCGACAACCCTGAAGCAAACCGTTTCATTGACGACAGCGAAACTGCCGACAAGGAAGGCACCGCCGTGGGTTTGCAGGATGAAGTTGACAAAGAGCAGTACAAGGGTATTGACGACTTTGACCCTGATGCTCCAAAACGCCGATCTGCAAGTTCGGTCGGGGGCTCTGTTGGGGATATAGCGGCTACCAAGAAAGGCGAACTGCGCGACCAAAACTGGTACACACGCGCCCTTGGGGCAGCCAAGTCGATCAAAGACGTACCTACCCGCACCCTTGCAAAACTTGCCTTTGAAGGCAAAGACTATCTTGACGACAAGAACCGCAGGGTGCTCGGTCTTATAATGGGCGCTGTACGGCAAAAGTCACTCAGCGACCCGGCGGGCACCGCAAAAATACTACGGGAAATGGAGAAGGAGTATGACGAGTCAGACTACAAAGGCTACGCCACAAAGCGCAACGCAGAAGAAGCCGAGCGCGCTGCTAAGGCTGTATCTTCCAAATCCCGGTCCAAGTCTAAGTCAGGTGCTCGACCTGATGGACGAACTGACACCGAATACGACTACTCCGAGTCCGACGAGAACGACGACACCGAAGACGAAGTAAGCTATTCAAAAGGCCAAACCTCCGGCGAAACCCATACCGCCAAGTCGCTGACGGACAGCCTCAAGGACTACGTCCGGGCCGACGCGCTGGGGCGCAATGTGGTTGTTGTTGAGTCTGCAGCGGACCTGTCTGACGTACGTGACTTGGTGGCGTACAACACCAAAGATGCAGTGGCTTGGGCCCGTGACGGGAAAGCCTACCTTGTTGCCGACCGCATCGCCAAAGGCGATGAACGTGCTGTGTTCTTGCATGAAGTCGGTGTGCACCTGGGCCTGGAGCGGATGCTCACGCCGGAGTCATTCAAAAGGCTTACAGGTAAGCTGCAAGAATGGGCTGACAAGAACGACGATAGCGTTGAGAGCAAGTTGTCAAAGAAGGCGCTGGCCCGTGTGGATGCTGCGGGTACGGACAAGAAAGATCGCGCCAGCGAGCACCTGGCGTACTTCGTTGAGGAAGCTGTCAAGGCCGGTATCGACCCCGCAGTAGCCAAGTACAACTCCCCTATTGCTAGATGGCTCCGTGATCTGTACGCAGCGTTCAAGACGGCTGTACGCAAGCTGGGCATGAACCCCGACAAGTTGACCGCCCAGGACGTGGTGAACTTGGCCTACGGCGCTGCACGGCTGGAAGTTCAAAAAGGTTTGCCTGTGGCAACCAACCCAGGCGCGGACTCGTCACGGGTGAAGTTCTCCAAAGCAACTACGTCCGCCGCCACCGCCGAGAACAACCGCTACGAGCAGGCAGCAGAGCGCATCAGCAAGTCCCTGGCTCCCGCAGCCAAAGCAGGGTTCGCCAACGTCACCGACTTCTGGCAGAAAAACGCGCCAAGGTTTCTGACGAACCACCAACTGGTTGAGCAGCACGGTGTCGCCTTGCGGTCTTTGCCAACCTATGTTGGTGTGCAGCAGCGCATGACGCAGGAAACCAACGAGCAGTCAGCAGTGTTTCATGACCTGTTGATTAAATGGGATGCGTTCAAGAAGAAGTCCCCGGCCCTGAACACCGCCATGGAAGCCATAATGAAGAAGGCAACCATGACGCAGATTCACCCGGACCTGGCGTTTAACGACGCGCTCAACGCGCACCTGGACCCGACCAAGCTGGGCGAGTACAACACGCTGGCTGCGCAGTACAAAGTCATGACACCGGAAGCCAAGGCGATCTACCAAGCCACCAAGGAAACGCTGGTGGGTGACTGGAACAAACGCCGCGAAGCGTACGGCACGCTGGTCGATTACATGCACAGTGTTCGGCTTAACGCTGCTGAGGGTGACCCGGCCATGAAGGCGCAGCTGGATGCAGAGCGCGATGAGACACTGAACGACTATGACAAGAAGATCAACGACCTGAAAGGGCCGTACTTCCCGCTGGCGCGGTTTGGTGAATACCTTGCCATCGGCAAGTCCGCGAAGCTCCAAGAGTTGCAGCAAAAGGTAAAAGACGCTACCGGCAAGGAGCGCACCGAGATGACCAAGCAGATCAACACGCTGAAGAAGGACAAGGCGCACTACATCGTGTCCCTGCACGAAACCAAAGGGCAGCAGAACTCTGCGCTGGCAGCCATCAAGGCGGCAGGCCTCACACCGGAAGCAACGCTGGCTAACCAGTACATTGCTGGCAGCATGGGCAATGCCTCTCAGGCAACGCTGGCCAACTTCATGAATGTCGTGGATTCGCAGTTCGACAAGGAGACTGCCGGGCAGCTCAACAGCGCGATCACCGCCATGATGTTGCAGTCGTTGCCAGAAATGCACGCCCTGCGCCGCGAGGCGGCTCGTCAGGGAATCGAGGGTGCGACCGACGACATGCAGCGGGCAGTAGCTGCCGCTGGGCAGAAGGGTTCGTACTACAACGCCAGAATGGCCCATGCCAGCGAACTGACCGACGCGCTGCGCATCATGAAGGCTGAATCCCGTGGCGACATCAAGCTGGAGCATATCTTCCGGGAGATGGAGCAGCGCGCATTCCTGGATATGGCCAAGCACGAAACCCCTTTGCAAGATGCTCTGTCGTCTATGTCGTGGCTTTACCACCTTGGCGTATCGCCGTCGTTCCTGCTCATCAACTCTACACAGCCTTGGCTGGTGACGGGCCCGGTACTGGCAGGGAAGTATGGCTTTGGCGCAGCGACCAGAGCGCTCGGTGGTGCTACGAAAGATGCCTTGCTGATTCTGAAGGAGGCCCGGTTCAAGGACGGTAAGTTTGACGCGTGGTCAGGTATCGACAAGGACAACAAGGGGCTGGATGGCAAGCCTTATCTGAACACCGATGAGCGCACCATGTTGCGCAACCTGATGAAGCGCGGTATCGTGTCTGAAGGTGCGCAGAATGATTCAGCGCTGTTTGCTGAAGGTACCAACGACTGGCGTACCAAAGTAGCCCGCAATATGGGCTTCATGACGCAGCAAATTGAAATTGCGAACCGGGTTGCAACAGCGCTGGCAGCGTACCGTCTGGCCAAAGCGGACCCAAAAATTCAGACAGATGCAGAAGCTGTTGAGTACGCCTACAACACCACCGTCAATACCCAGTTTGATTACTCGTCCGAAGGGACGGCCCGGATAATGCGGGAGGGCGGTGGTGTGCCGCTGGCCAAGCTGGTGTTCCAGTTCCGTCGGTATCAGCAGAGCATGATGTATGTGCTGGGCACCAACATTAAACGGGCCATCCAAAACAAGGCGGAACGCAAGGAGGCGTTGGCAACTTTGGCCTACTTTGCCATGTCGTCCGGTATGGCTGCGGGCACGATGGGCCTGCCGTTCATGAGCTTGGCCCTGTTCCTGGTTAACCTGGGTATCGACGACGACGACCCAGAAGGTAAGGCAGAGGTACGGCTTCGCAATATGCTCAAGCAGATGACTGGTGATTCAAAGACTGCAGATGTTTTGGCCAAGGGTCTGCCTGCGCTGTTCGGCGCTGACTTGTCGCAGCGTATCGGTCTGGGTGATGTGGCTTCACCGTTCCCGATGCTGAAGATGCGGGGGCGCACAGGGCAGGAAAATATGGGCGAACTGGCGCTTAGCGCGCTGGGCCCGGTGGGCGGTCTAGCTGCACAGATGTTCGACGGCATGACGCGCATCAGCCAGGGTGACCTTGTCAAGGGTATCGAAAAGTTGTCGCCTAAGTTCATCGCGGACCTGTCCAAGGGCACCCGGTATGGATTCGGTGACGGCTTGACAGACGGTAAGGGCACGCCTACTGGTGCCGACATCAATGGCTGGAATGCGTTTGAGAAGATGTTGGGTATCACGTCCACTACCGAGTCCAACTACTTCGAGGGAACCAACGCCATCAAGGGTGTGGAATCTGCTGTCAAGCAGCGTGAGGGGCGCATTGGTGGCAAGTACCAAGAGGCTTTAAGGGATGGTGACATGGCTCCTGTTCGTAGCATGATCGACAAGTTTAACGAGGACCACCCGGAGCACCGCATCACCTTTAAAAACGAAATGGAATGGCGCAAAGCAGCGCGGGAATCCGGGCAGAACCGGAACGCTGCGGGCGTGAAGATGGGTGTCAAGAAGAACGCGGTCTACAACCAATTGGCAGACTTCACGAACTGATATACAATGCTTACCTGTAAGTACCTAACCTCCACGCTGTTGCCAAATACTGTGGTTCAAGCCTCCCTCACGGGGGGCTTTTTTTCGCTTGCACGCTGGAGCAGATACAGTGCCCCTTAGACTGGCGAGCCCATCACCTTTGTTAGCCAAGGCCAGTCTTTGTATTTGTCGCCGGTCTGGCGCATGTGGGTGTAGCGCTTGAGGCTTGACCATGATCGGTGTCCTGATACGGTGGCCACGCGCGGAATACTCCAGCCCATTTCAAACAACCGGCTGATGCCGTCGTGCCGCAGGTCGTGAAAATGCAGGTTTTCAATCCCCAAGAATTTGCAGGCACGGGTAAATGAGGTGCTGATAGAGTCGGCATTAAAAGGCCATAACTGGCCCTTGGTAACTGGTTGCAGGTCAATCAGCTGTAGGGCTTCAGGCGTCAGGCTGGTCGTCACGTCGTTGCCGATTTTTTCGCCTGGGTTTTTCATGTCGCGCACAATAATTTCTAGGTTTGCCCTGTCAAGGTCTTTGCGAACCATGCGCGTAATTTCTTCCTGCCGCCGCGTGCTAAAAATAGCAAACAGGATGATTGCCGTCATGGGGATGGCGTTAGAGCGTTTGCGCTCTGCTGTTGTGTAGTAGCGCAGCAGCCGGTCAAGCTCATCAAGCGTGGGGCGGCGCGAGCGCTCTCTAGACTTGCCGATCACGCCCATTTTGTTGAGCACCACTTTGGCATCTTCCATCGCTTGTTTATCGAGCGGGTAGCCCCAAGCCGGACGAGCCACGACAAAGATACTGGCTAAGTGACTTATGTAATTGCCGCGCGTAGATGGCTCGGCGTCAATGCTCTGGGCAAACTTCACCACGGTCTGGCTGGTGATTTCAGAGCATTTCATACCACCAATGTCAGCGGCCTGGATGGTGCGTAGTACCTGCGTTTTGGTCTTACCATGTGCACGCAGCTTGTCGTTGTTGTACTGGTCGATCACTTCACTGAGCGGTGGGTCTCGGGGTTTGTCCAACGCCCCTGGCACGGCCAGTTCGACCTCTCGTTTTTTCAGCCAGTTCTGCGCCACTGTCTTTTTCTCGAAGGTCTGCGTCTCGGTGAAGATGACTTTGCCGCCTTCTTTCAAACGGATCTGGGCGGTGTGGCCGACGGTGCCATCTTTTCGCTTGCGTGAGACAATTGAGCCCATTTGAGTGCTACATGAAGTTTTTGTAGCACTGATTGTAGCACTTGTAGCACCAAATCAACTAAAAAGACGGAAATTCAAGGTGAATCTAACAAGCAATAAAGCATCATCTACAGAGGAGAAAACCCGTTTTCAGAGGGGACACAAAATAATGGTTGCGCCGATGATGGATTGGACGGACACAAGAAAAATATCTTTATAAATCAAATACATTTCTGGTTTGATTTATGCCGTGTAGGATTTATGTAGCATGTTTGTCCTTATTTTCGCCTCAGTTTGTAGCAACTCTGTGTTTGCCATGTAGCAACTACAGCACTTAAACAACTGCTATTGAGGCCATTTGCTTGGCCTCTTTCACACCAGCCGCGCGGCGGTCATCCAGGTACTGGGCCAGGTCTGTTAAGTGAACGCCACGTGCGCCTTTCTGTGACTTTGGCTCAATTCGCACCAAAGGAATATTGATGTCGCCAATGGCAACTTTGCGTAGGAAATTTTCAGTTGTCAGGTGCGGAAAGTAGTCTTTGACAACGGATGCCACCGGTATCACGGCGATGGCGTTGTACTGCGCCATGAGTAAAAAAGCGGTGTTCATAAGGGTCCTTGTAAAACATTACTTTCTGCACTGACAGTGGCTTCACCAACTTCTGCCGCCCCGGCAGTGACCAAACTGGTAGCCACCGGCATCAGTACCACATTGCTCATATCAATCGAGCCGTCCGAGTCAAACTCCATCACCTTGGCGTAGTCCAGCTCGTAGCAGGGTGCTTGTGAGCGGGGTACTGACGTCGCGCTGCCGATGTTGATGAGGCGGGTCTGTACTTTTTCTCCGGCCACGCCGAGCATGAAGCCGCGATTGACCATCTCTGCCAGCATGGTGCTGGGCTGTATCCGGGCGTTGTGTGCCCAGTCCCGTAGATAACTTGCCACCACCACAAAGCGCCGGTCAACGATGGCCTTGCGTGCCACCGCCGCGTGACGCAAATCGTCCATGGGGATTTCTGGGCTGCTGGTGCGCTTGCCGGGGCCGAGCTTCATGTGCTGCGTAACGATGGTGCGTCCGTACAGGCTGGCGATGAAGTCGCTGATGTTGCCGTCCCAGTCTTTTTCTTGCACGCCTTGGTTCAGGGTGATGAGCTGCCCCTCGGCCCACTTAATCATCTTCTTCACATCCCAGCGAATGAACCCGTTGGCATACGCCAGTTCAGAGGCTACAGCGATAGTGACCAGCAGGTCTTTGTAGAAGCGGATTTCTGATGTGTCGTCGGTGCTGATCTTGTACTCTGCCCGGCGCTGCTCAAGCATCTTCTCAATCCTGAACCTGTTGTTCACCAAGAACTGAATCCACTTGCGCCCGACGGTGCCGTACTGCTTCTTGAGCAGGTCATCCTCGACAACAGTGCGGTCGACGTCCTTGAACAGTTTTTCCAGCGCGCCCTTCTTGAAGGAGGTCTCGAACACCCGCAGCTTGCCCGCGTCAGCCGTGTTGGAGTTCTTCAGGTTGGACATCACCTCATGCTGCGAGTCGTTGGATGTCATGTACCCGCAGCAGTCCCAGCGGTAGGGGTTGGGTATCATTTTTCCGTTGGTGCCCATGCGGTCTTTGGACTTACCGTTGGCGGTCATGAACATGAGTTCCGAGATACGGTCTGCCGATGAGTTGGTTGTCTCGTCCAGCAGGTAGGGCAGGTTGCGCAGGGACCCCAGCTTGATGCTGAGTGCGTTGATGGTGTCGCCCTGCTTCTCGCCCGCATTGAAAGCCAGCACAGAAGGTGGTGCATAAACCGACAGGCCCACCAGTGCAGTAGATGTTTTGGCGGCACCGCTCTGGCCACCCAGCGCCAACGGAATGCCGTGCCAGTTACCCTCGCCACCCATCAGCCTGACCAGTGGTGAGGCAAACGCGTTCATGACGGTGAGCTGGTATAGCTCCACACCGGGGCGGTTGTAGATGCGGTCAACGAGCGCAACCCATTCATCGATGGTGCCTTTGGTGGTGAAGTCGCCCCGCAGCGTGACGTCTACGGTGTCGGCCAACAAAACCTTTTTGGGCTCCTCCTTGGGGCGGTACACCATGTCGCCCAGAATGAACTCGCCGGTCAGCTCGCCCTTCATGCTGTTGTTCTCTGTGGCCCAGCCCATGGTGGGGTAGGTGAGGGTCTCTTGTTGGTGGGTGTACTGCAGGCTTTGCAGATACCGTGTGAGGTGTTGTGTTTTTTCCATAGCTGCTTTGCCTCCGTAAATGTGCAGTTCTCGGGCTGAAAAGGCTGCGCGTAACTTGTCTGCGGACATGACGTCCGCGCTGTCAAACAAAAAAGTCTTGGGTGGCTTGTTGGGGTACTGCTCGTAGGCAATCTCCAGCTGCCAGATGTTGTCGGCGGTACGGACGCGGCGCATGACCTGCCAGTACCTGTCGCAAAAAGGCTCGTCCTTGTAGTGGCCTTCGGGCTGCTTGACCCTGCGGGTCATCTTGCGTATTCCCTCACCCTTCGTCACACTGATACGCGTCTCGACGGCAATGCGCGCCAGAATCCACGGCGCACCGAACGTCCATTCTCCGGGCGGCTCTTGTGCTTTTTTCACTTCGCCGAGGGTCGTGACCTCCACCTCCTCTGGTGTGCCCAGCTGAATAGGCGATGTGATCTTGCCGCTGAACCTGCAGTCGCCACACTTCTCTGCGGCTTCTGCGTCCTCTGCAAACTTGACACAGGTGGTGGGACCCGCGCCCCACTCGTTGATGGCCTTGATGGCGTCGAACTTGTCGTGCTCTGTGCCTTCGCGGTTGCGGGTCCAGAACACTGCGACGGCTTCCGGCCGGGTGGTGTGCTTGGCAACGCCCATGGCTTTCCACCATGTGTTGTAGCTGCAGTGCCCGCCGGACTCTGCAACATCACGCAGCACTTCGCAGTTTTCTGCCACCACTTCACCTACGGAGGGTGGGTAGTTCAGACGATTGCCGATGAGGTCGTTGGTCTCAAGGAGCTTGCCCTTCGGCGGCTTGGCTTCAAAGAAAATCCCGTTGGCATCTGCGTAAGCCTTCAACTTTGCCCACAGGTCGGCGACCGGGACTTCCTCACCCGTACGCTTGAGAGTCACGTTCTTGGCGGGGTCTGTCTTGTAGTTATGCGTACCCGGTATGCGCAGGATAGATGCCTTGTCTTCGGTCCTGGACGGGTCATGCTTGACACCGAAGTGGTCAAGGCACTGTGCAAACAGCGATGCGATGCGGTACCACTTTGCTGGCGGGATGGGCTGGGTGAAGGGCAGGTACTCATGCACCCCATTGCCAGATGAGACAACGTGGGTGAGCGGTAGTCCGAGGGCAACCCTGAACTGCTCAAAGTGTTGGGCAGCTTCTTTCTGGGTAGCGTATGGTTTGCCTTCACCAACGTCGAGGTCTAACCAGAGAGATTTAATCGCTTGTACATTGTCACCCCTTCTGTTGGTGGGTTGATGGTAGGCCGCGCAAGCGTGGTAGACGTTTTTACCCAATCCGTCATAGGTCTGGGCAGCGTCCAGCAGCTCGTCGTCGGTTTCAAAAAATTGATGCGTGGGCGGGTTCTTCATCCCGCTTTTGAAGATGGCTAGTATGCGTACGCCCATTGCGGGGAGTACGCTTTTATAAAAATTAAGAATCACAGAGTCCCCCGACAATGTTTACGTGTAAACAATAAAATTGTGCCGGTTACGGGTCCGGCGTCGGGTTGCCCCGACCGGGCCGGGGGTCTTAGTTGTCGAAGTCCATGCCGTCTATCAGGTTACCGATTTCGGCTTCCAGACCTGATTTGTCGTTTGCAGCAGCAGCGGGAGCCTCGACTGCTACGCTGACCCTCTTGGTTGTTGCTGCTGCGGCTACGGCCTTTTCGACTGCAGCAGTTGTAGGTACTGCTGGCTTGGGTGCTGCGGGTTTTGGCGCGGTCACGGCTTTGGTGGGCGCGGGCGCTGCTGCCTCGGCGTTGTCCTCGACGGGAACGTCTGCAGCCGGGGTGGCAGCGATACCCACAATCTGGGCTACCAGATCACCATCACGCACATCCTTGATTTCCTGAAGCGTGTCCGCGTCACCGATCAGGCCCACTGGCTTGAATGTCAGGGCGGGGTGAGCCACCGAGTAGTCAAAGCCAATGCGTGTGATGCAGGCTTCTGGTTTAACGCCACGAGCGGCAACGATTTTGCCGTACTCGGTGAGGGCCTTCAGTGAGGCTGCAGGGACGCGTATCAGCATCGGGTCGTTCGGTGTGTCCACGGTTGCCACGGCAATGCGGCAGGAGTCGGTGCAGGCTTTACCCTTCTTGCCGCTCTCGGTGATGCGGGAGCCCCAGACGTTGTGCTGGCAGGTTGCGCAGGTCTTGGCTTGTGGCTCTTGGGCGTCGGCTTCTGGCTTGACCCCGCTGTTGGAGTAGCACGCAGGTTTGGCGTCGCTGCCTTCTTGGTACCCGTTGGCGTAATACACCTTGGAGTTAGATGGGTTGGCGCGAACCAGCACCACCTCGATGGACGCCGCAGGGTCATCTTCGCCGGGCTTGGTAATCAAGGTCTTCTCGCCACCACGGGTGATGTGAAACACCTTGCCCTTGATGCTGACGACCGGAAAGCCACCACCACCGCCACGGTTGCCAACGATGTCGTTGGTAGAAGGGTCACCAAAAATGGCGAATATAGAAGCCGGGACTTTGCCCGAATCAAAGGGAACGATATTTGTACTCATGTGTAGCACCTATTAATTTAATTGATTATGAACGTCTAAAATTGACAACGCGAGTAGAAGACCAGTTTAAGCCGGGGGGCAGTTGGTCGTCATTCGCACTCTTGTACTGCTCGATGGCAGTTTTGCTTGCTTTGCGGTCGATGAACGTAAATGGGTCCTCTTGCGCTTCGCAGAAGGCTCGGAAAGAATCCCAGTCAGCGATAGAAACTGAGGAGCGAACACTTGAGTAAGCCGTCCCTTTTTCTGTCCTGACTGAGTCAATTCCAAGCTCTCCGAATCTGTGCAGCAGCAGGGCTTCGATCTTGTCCTGCAGCTCGTCGTATCTGGCGGTGTTGGCGTCGAACTCAGCTTTAAGCTGGGACTTCTTCTCCCGCAGCTTTATGTAGGTCTTTACCAGGTCGTCCATCTTCATTGTTAAGTACCTCAGTTGTATTTTGTTTACGAGTAAGCAACCAATCGGTGATCTCTTGATCTGCCCAGCGGGTAGCCCGCGTTTTTCCATCCACCGTACCGATGTTGATTGCCTTCGGGAACGTGTGGTCGCTTTTAGGCAATTTCCAAACATAGCTGATAGAACAGCTGAGTTTAGTTGCCACTTGTTTGACGTTTAGAAGGTTCATTTTGATTGCGCCGAAGCGTTTTGGTTACGAGTAAGCAACAATCCTATCATCTTCTACCATCGACAGCAAGATACCTTGCATCTTTTGTTTGTTTTTCAATCGCTCATAAGTTTTTTGTTCAATAGGACTTCCTTCTATGTTGACAATGAGCTGGGCTTTGGTCTGCCCAGGGCGGGTAATACGGGCACAGGCTTGGTCGTAGGTGTCGTTGCTGAAGATCGGCGCGTACCAAATGATGGTGTTTGCCTCGGTCAGCGTCAGGCCGTGGCTCATGGCAGCGGGCTGGGCGACGATGACCCGCAGGGTAGGGTCTTGCTGGAACGCGCCGAATATACGGTCACGCTCTGTCTTGGACACCGCCCCGAAGATCTTCTCTACTTTGTCTGACTTTTTGCCGTGCAGCTGCAGCGCTGCCGCGTTGGCTCGGCCTTCGAGGTGCTCTACCAAAGAGTCGTACACCTTGTTGATGGCGGACACGAAGGGCACGAACACGATGACCTTGCCCTCTGCCTCGTCCACGATCTCTTTGACGACCTCCAGCCTGGATGAGGCATCTAGCTCGACCGTGCCGCCGTCGACGTCATAGGCTGCGCCGCAGGCAATCTGCACCAGCTTGGACGCCTTCACGGCCTCGTTGACCGCCAGCACCTCGCCATTGGCGGCTTGAAACTTCAGCTTGGTCAGCATGTCTTTGTAGGCTTTGCTCTGCTCGGCGGTCAGGTCGACGTGGCGGGTTTGGAATATGCAGGGCGGCAAGTCGGTGCACTCGGCTCGGCTGAACCGGATGCTGGGCTGCATCACCTCATAGACTTTTTCCATCGCGTTGGGCCGGGCCACCCACAGGAAGTTGTTGACCTGCTTCATCACCAAGTCTTTGAACCTGCCGTAGTACAGCGGTACTGTGGATGGTGTGACCAAGCGGCACTGCGCCCATGCGTCGGTCGGCGAGTTTGGCGTGGGTGTACCGGTTGCGCCCCAGCACCAACGGGTGCCGTTGAACTGCTTGTTGACCACGTTGTTGAGTGTCTTCCAGCGGTCGGTACTGGCGTTGCGCGCGGCTTGGCCGATCTCGTCCGGAATGATGATGTCAATGTCATCGCGCTTGGCCAACTCGTCGGCAATGATGTCCAGACCGTCGTGGTTGATGATGTACACATCAGCGTCATGCGCCAGCAGCTTGCTACGCCGCTTGCGGTCACCGTACAGAACCTTGTAGTCTAGGTGCGGGAAGTGCCGGAACACCTCGTCGGCCCAGGTGCGCTCCATGGTGGACAGCGGACACACCACCAGCATCTTGTGCACCTGACCGAGTGAGCGCAGGTAGTCGTAGGCCCAGAGAACCGACATGGTTTTGCCGGTGCCCATTTCGGACAGCAGGTAAGCCCGTGGGTGCAGGGTTAGGAACTCTGCGGTTTCCATCTGCGCCTTGAAGGGGACGTAACTCCCCGACCAGTTGTAGTGGTAGCGGATGGGTGAGGGCGGCTGCATACCAAGGTTCTTCAGTACGCGCACTTCATCCAGCCGGTGCGGCATCACAACGTACTCTTTACCGCCAACCATCAGCGGCTTGGCTGTGGGTATCAGGGTGAGCAGCTGCAGCGGGTTGCGGGGTCTGACGACCAGCGCTTTTTTACTTGGGTAGACGAGCATGTTGCTATGGTATTTGCGCTACCTGATGCTTAATCATTCCGCCGAGTTGGCTAATCTTGGCTTGCGCGTCCGCGTTACGTGCGCGCTCTGAAGAAGTAAGCAGGTCTGTGCGAATGTAGCTGACCCCGTCTGTCATTTTCAGCATGGCTTTTTTAACGGCCTTGCGCCCTGTGTCGAGGGCTAAGCTGGTCTGGTCTTCAGGGTGCGCGACCGTGTATTGACCCGCTTTGCTGCTGAACATGTACATGCGGTGACTCTGCAGTAAGTGCTGCTTGATTGACGCAATAGCCTGAAGCACCTCCAGATCAAATCGGTCCACGTCTTCGATGGAAGTAGCTGGCGCTATACCGCACAGACGAATGAGGGTGTCGCGGGCGATAACACTGCCAAAAGTAAGTCCGTCGTTCAGCAGCAGCTTGGCTGCCTCGCGCCATGTTGGGTATAAAGTGATGTTGTTCATCACTCAGATACCACCACGCTGAAACGACCGAACCGTGGGCGGTAGTCACACAGGCCGATAAACGCGCCCGCATCAGCTATAGCCTTTTTGACCTCTCCTGCGCTTACTATTTCTTCGTTGAACGCCACTGTTGCCGACAGTGCCCACTGCTTGAAGATGGGACGGTAGCGCATGATTTTTGAGGTGGTCACCTTGACACCGCGCACGTCTACGTGGTCAGGGATGACCCACAAGGACTCTGGGGTTGATTTTGTGTGGCCGTCGATAGCCAGCACGTCCTCCAACACACGAACCCCCTGCTTGAACTTCACGCCCAACTTATTTAGTTTCGCAGCGTTGATGAGACAGGACTCAAGGTTCTGCGCGGGAATAAATACGCCGTGCTTTTCTGCCCAGTAACAAGAGCCAATGAACTCACTCTTTGCGATGGCGATGTGCGTCTCGTCAGTCTTCTTGCGTGTTGCCGTCAACTCTTTGTGCGCTTTGGTTAACGGGTCTAGCGGATTCGCAAACCTGTCAGAGTGCATAAGAAGTGGAGCTGTACCTGTAATCTTGACTTTTAATGCTTTCATGTAAACACCTTTGTTTGTAGTTAAAAAATGCCGTTGTCGGCCCATACCTTGCCGTGCCATACCTTGCCGTGCCCTACCGAGCCCAGCCATGCCCAGCAGGACCTTGATGTCTAACGACACCGGAGACGGTACTGTTGCCAATACCCAATCCACTGTTGTCAGCCCTTGCCGTGCCCAGCCTAGCCCCGCCCTGCCCAGCCGAACCTTGATGCCTAACGACACCGGAGAGTAGACAGTCGCCTATCCACAATCCACTGTTGTCAGCCCTTGCCTTGCCTTGCCGCGCCTTGCCTTGCCCAGCCCTGCCGGACCTTACCAGACCGCGATGCCTAACGACACCGGAGAAGGTACTGTTGCCAATACCCAATCCACTGTTGTCAGCCCTTGCCAAGCCTTGCCATACCACGCCCTGCCGCGCCTTGCCTCACCGTGCCGTGCCCGGCCGAACCGGACCGCGATGTCTAACGACACCGGAGAAGGTACTGTTGCGAATACCCAATCCACTGTTGTCAGCCCTAACCTCGCCCTGCCGCGCCACGCCCTGCCAGGCCTTGCCACGCCCGGCCGAACCGCGATGCCTAACGACACCGGAGAGCAGACAGTTGCCTATCCACAATCCGCTGTTGTCAGCCCTTGCCTTGCCACGCCCTGCCATGCCCCGCCACGCCTAACCCGGCCTTGCCCAGACTATTTATTTATCTACTCCAACTTTGTACCCCTTACGACCTTTACGCCAGTCACGGTTTGTGCTGGCTGGCTCAACTTTGAGGTTGGCTGGGGTGGTTTTTCCGCCGCTGTCGGCGGGCTTGATATGTGCCAGGTCTTTGCCGTCACCGATAGCAACTTTTCCATCAGCGATAGCATGACGGCGTTCGCGGCGTCTCTCGACACCAAGGGCTTTTTGAGCAGGGGTTGCATTAAATGCTTTCTGGTAAGCTAGTTTTGTGGTTGATGATTTAGGCATGTGGGTTCTCCTTTGTCCACTCTCGGCGCAGCGCGTTGAGCAGGTCTTTGACTTGTTTGTGCAGCATGTCGTTCTCGTCTTTCAGTTCTTGTGCCAGCTTGGCCAGCGTTGTTGGATTCCACGCCCTGAAGTCTGTTGCCGGTGGCGGGGCGTCAGTGCTCATTGATTAACTCCTCCAGTTGTTTGGCATCGTCTATAACCACTGCGACGCCGCCCGCAGCGTTGATCGCTTCTAGTACCCGGTCTTGGTTGGCTGTGGTGTTGCCGCGCTTACCGGGTGCTTTGGTTTCGATAGCCCAGAACCTACCGTTGAAGCAGCAGATGAAGTCTGGGATACCGACCTGGCCCATGCCGTTCTGGACCGGCATGTAATAGAAAACGCCGTGGGTTTTCAGAACCTTTTTCACGGCATCCTTGACCTTGCCCTCTGGTGTGCTCATGAGTACCTTTGTCTTGAATAGGGCGCTGAATAGGTCAAGTGCTACCCCCACCCCTATCTGCCTCTACGGGCCCTGCAAAGTCCATATCGTGCCGTGCAAGGAGTGCCTCGAGGTTGGGTCTACCGCGAAGTTCGTCAAGCGCATGTTGCAGCCGGGCTGCTAGCTCTAGCACCAAGGCGGGCAGCTCAGAGGTGATGTACACACGGGCAAGAAGTTCGGTATCCGTAAGATGGGAAAAAGGGAGTAAGTCGTTCATGCTGTTCCTGAAAATTCGCATTTGGTTTTGGAAACCGGGCAGTACTTAGCGCAAAGGCCGGAAGGCTTGGGGGGGAAGGTTGTTTTCTCGTAAGCGCGCTCAAGTCGTTGGACGCGCGGAATAAATGCGGTCCATATCTTGACAGTGTCCTTCCGTTCAAAGTACTGCGTATCGATCTTGCTGTCTTTGAGCCAAACGAAGGCCGTGCGCACTATACGCAATTCGGCGTAGTGGGCGAAGGCCAAACCAGCAAACAGCATTAACTGGTCGTTGTCAGGTTTGCGTTTCCCTGATTTCCAGTCTATCAGCAGCGCTTTATCTTTTGAAATACTCATTAACCCTAGGTCGACGATTCCTCGGCACCAAGCATCGGGGCTGGTCCATGCCACCGGCTGCAAGTTGACGTTGACGGCCATTTGTTCTTCCACCAATTTTGTGCTGCTGCTGTTGACCAAAGGGGCCACAATTTTCTCGTACGCTTTTATGCTTTCGGGTAAGCAAGTGCCATCCCGGACTCGATCTTCGAGGTGCTTGTGTACGGTGCTGCCCCACAGAGCAGCTTCGCCTGGCCGGTCGTGCACATCTTTGGCTACCTTGATGTGAAAGTAGCGTTTGGGGCAGGTCTCAAAAGAGGTCAGCGCCGAGTACGACCATGGCGGTTGTTGGTAAGTCACTTGATGGCTTTCAGTACGGTGTCTAAATCGCTATCGAACAAGGGTACAACACCTTTGTCTAACTTATTTTCGATGTCTTTCCAGAAGGCATTAAGGATAGCTGCTCGCTCCTCAGAAGACAACCGGTTTGCTGTCACTTCTTTGCGCTCACGGCTCATGAGCGCCATTCGTGCGGCCCCCCAGATCTGCTCCAGCCCCGTGGCTGCCTGTGTCTGCTCGGTGTAATTGATCGTGCGCCCCAGCAGCGCTTCAATCTTTGGCTGCAGCAACAGCACGGCCTTCCGTAGCCGGGTTCGCCGGATAACCTGCAGCGCCCTAATACTTGTGGTGCGGTAAAGGTCATGCAAGTCGTCGTAAGCGGTGCCTTCTCTGGCGTCTCTCAGTGCCCGGATATATTCCGCCCAGGCTGTTGCGTCAGTTGCGAAGGCCTCAATGACCACCCGCAGTACCGCGTGTTCCGAGGGAAGCGTGAAACCGTCGCTCATTCTGTTGTACGCCTGAATGTAGTTGTCGGCGCGCCGAAGCCATCGGCCAATGTCTGGGGAGCCAAGTAAAAAGGCGGTAGATTTTCTAAGTTCCATGTGGTTCTGCTTTGGGTTTGGTGGTAAGCATTTGCAGGAATTTGACTGTTTATATGAGAGTACACGTTAGCACATGGAAGCATACCACAGATATTTAACACCCCAAAAACACTTATTTTGCCCCGCCATAGCTCGCGGCAACACCCCCCTTCGGCCACAAAACAATGCCGGGAAAGACAGCTTGGTGGGGTCCGCATGATATGTACGCTACACAACATGTGTACGCTACACAACATATGTACGCTACAGAACATAAGGAAAATATTTATTTTGCCGCGCCGTAGCTCGCGGCTACGTCGCCCTCTGACCACAACACGATGCCGGGCAGCCAGCTTGGCGGGGTTCGCATGATGCTGTTTACTGCATCCAGATGCTCTGCCGCCTGTCCCTCTGGTGACACATAGACCAGCTCGTCGTGCACCATCAAGGCAGGGGAGAGCCCGGTGGCTTTTCGGATGGCCAGTGCCTGCTCTGCGATGACGTCCCGCGCAATGGCCTGCACCAAGTTCTCGTCCATCAGACCAGAGTAGACCTTGGACAGCTTGCGCCCGACGCCGTACTTGTACTGCGGCTTGCCGTTGTCCGCCGTGCCTTTATGCAGGTTGGGGTAATACAGGCGGCGACCGGAGGGCAAGCGACAGGCGTTGGGTTCTGCTGTGACCAGCCCGCGAGGGTCGGGGCTGTAAGAATCGCCTTGGTGCATGGCTTTGATAAGGTCCTGACACTTTGCCCAGCCGAGCACAATGGCTCGGTACTTTACGCGCCACGCGTTCTTTACCCGCTCTGCTTCAGCGTCGTCTAGCACCAAGCCGCCCATAGACTTCGCCACCAGCTTGAAGGTGGCCGCACCCGCACCGAACCCCAACCCAAGCTGCGCTACCTTGGCCAACTGTCGCTGGTCTTTGCTGACCTCCTGCTTGGGGATGCCGAACAGGGCTGCGGCAAACTCTTTGTACAGGTCTGCCTCTGGGTCGCTGTCGTAAAGCTTTTGTGTGCTGCGCACGTCCCACAGGTAGTGGTTGACTCGTAGCTCGATGCCGGACAGGTCGGACACGACAACGAGGCTGCCTTCAGGGGCGCACAGTGAGTCGCGCAGCGCGTTGGTCAGCTTGGGTATCGGGTTGCCCTGCTTGTCACGCGGTATGCGCGGCAGGTTCTGAGGGTTCCACACCCGCCCGCCCCATCGACCAGTGGTGGCCGCATGGTAGGCCAGCGGCACGGGCATCCAACCGCCCATCCATTCAGCGCAATTGAGCATCGTGGCAAGTCGTGTCTCTAATAAGGTGGACTTCACGCCCAGGCGTGCAGCGGCGATGTTCTGCACCCGCTCGTCGTCGTGCTCCAGCAGCGCGGTGAACCCCTCGTCGGTCTTGGCAAAGGCGTAGGAAGGCTCGCCGGTGGTCTTGCTGGTCTTCATGGGCGGGTCAATACCCAGCACCACCAGCGCGGCGGCAAACTTGGGCGCGGACCCCAACTCGGTACGTACCTCGTCGGCGGTCATCAGGTTCAGTGCGGGAGCGATCTCTTGCAGCTGAGCCTCTTTGGCTTGGCTTGCCTTGGCCAAGGTGTCTTGGAGCAGCTCGGTGTTGCAGACGAACTGGGGGTACACGATCATGCGGGCGGTCATGTCCATCAACTGCAGCTCTACCTTGGGCGTGTCCTTGAACATCTGCAGGAACAGCTGGTAGGTGTTGTCGGTGTCGGTCTTGTTGTATTGCTCCATCGCAACGATCTCTGCGGTCGTAAAGTCTTTGAGGTAGCGTCCCTTGGTGTTCATCAGTACGGTGTTGTCTTTGGCAGGTAGCCCGAACTTTTCGCTCAGTGCCTTGAGTGAACCGCCCACCTCGGACTGGTACTTGGCCTTGGCCATTGCTAACGTGTCAACAAATAGCTTCGGGTGAACGTCGTACTTCCATACCAGCAGCGGGAAGTCAAACTCATTGCCGTTGTGTGCAATCGCAATCTTGTCGGACCAATCAATCTCTTTAAGTGTCTTACCTACCGCATCACCAAAATACACATTGGTGTCGCCGTTGCCGATCTTCACTGACACCGAGATAGCCTCAAACTGGGGCGACTGGATGTACTGCATGAAGTTGATCTTGGACAGTGAGAAGTCAGTCGACCAGAAGGTTTCAAAGTCAAGTGTTAGGGGGGTCATGCAATCACGTCTCCAATCTATTTGCTATGAGGTAAGCAACAATCTGCGCGCCAATGTCCGACATTTCGGGGCAGAGGATGACCTCGCCTTTTGCTGTCTCGATAGTGAACCCGTTGTAGGCTTTCTTCACCTTGAAGTTGCCTAAGAAATCATCTCTAACCCCCAACCATGGTGAATTCGAATTCACGATTGCGTAATTGCTGAGGCCCCCAAAAGATGCACCTGCGCCCATCACATTTGGTGCTCCGTTGTACATCTGTGACTGCCTCATTGCGTCTACGGCGTGGTCGTATTTATCTTCTACCGCTTGTGCTTCTGCACTTTGGTTGGCAATTGATCGTGGGTCTTGAAAAAATGACATTTAATTTTCCTTTGGTTTCTTTGGCAGCGGACACCAGTGTGTCCAGAATGGGGTAGCAATCTTTATCGCCATGCCTTAAATGCTTCTAAGCTTGTGACCTTCGGGCCGGGCTCCACGTCAGCCCGCGCTGCGATCTTGTCGGGCCTGGCGCGCTTCATGATGAGCGATGCGTCGGGTGCTTCACGGCTATAGAAGTTCTTGCCGCACTTACCGCAGCTGCGCTTGCGAATGATCTCGCCATCTTGTTTGCGCGTCTCCAGCACATTACCGTTGGATTCGATCTGACAGTGCGGGCAGTTCATGTGTTCTTTCCTCTCGCCATGTCCAACAACCGGGAAACCTCGTCTGCGCGGAACGACACTGACCAAGAGCCAGCCTCAAATTCGGTATAACCAAGATGGTCTAAAACTGCAACGCCATTCAACATTACGTAAAACAGTTCTTGCTCAACAAAATCGAGCAGTTCTTTGTCATCCATTGTTCTTCTCCTTGAGTTTGGCTTCAATGGCTTGGGCATACTCCATCGGCCCCATGCGTTTGTGATAGGTGTCGTGGGTTGCTTGGATTTCCTCATCCGTCAGACCTACCCACGGGCGCTTGGGTGAGCATACCCATCCCTCGCAAACCCCACGCTCGGACGCATCGCAGTTTATGCAAGTACCGCTTGCAAAGTAACAGGGTTTTATTGTTTGCTTCATGCGTTCACCCACTTCTGTTCAATGCTGCACCAATACACGCGCTCGGATTCGGTGATGACATGGCTTTTCACAACATCATCTACCTGCCCGCCAAGGCGGTAGTAGCGGTCCTCTTTAAACGCACGGAAAAATTCATCTTCGTCAAGCTGCACCGTGACAGTACGTACCCCGTCCTTTCGGGTCTGGTCTTTAGTGACTTTCATGCCTCGTCCTTAGCCTTCGCTACCTCAGCGTGGAACATCTTCGGAACCTTTCGGTACTCACTGTTGTATGCGTCGAGGAAAAACTCAGGCAGCTTGCCGTCCTCAACGTAAGCCCATGCCCTGTTGTTGTCGTCAGTGAGGACAAGCACCGCAACGAATTTGCAGCCCTCGTCCGGTACTGTTGTTTCAATGTAGTCTTTGACGCGCTGGTAGCTTGCCTGAAATCGGTGGTCTAACACCTCACCTGCCTCATGTTCTTCGCTGTCAACTACGGTCTGCAATTCGCAGTCCCACTCATACCATACAGTCATGCTTCTTCTCCTTCGTCGTCTTGTGCAGCTTCGTATTCCGCTTGTGCCTTTGCAACTAAGCGCTGGATGTCCAACGCAACGAGTCGGTCAAATTCTTGCTGTGTCATTTGTTTAACCCCCTAGGCCGTGTCAGCAAGATATAAAAATAGAAAAAACAAAACATCACCCAGCCCAGCGAACCAGACAGGATGAGGAACAAACAAACGAGGTCTAAGAACATTGGAGTCACCCCATCAATAAAACATAGACAAGAAAGCCAATTGCAATGAGCGCCAGCGCCAAACAAACACACTGCGCATTGCGCATCCACCTATCGAGGCAGTCGAAAAACTGTTCTGTTTTAAGAAACGGGTCGTCGTCATGCTTCACACACTGCCTCTGACTTGAGGGTTCTCAGGACTGCGACTGCGGCTGCACTTGATCTTCTATGTAGGTTTGCAGGAAGCCGATACGCTGCTCGGTGTATTTGATGCGGTGATACGCCCACTCGCGCTCAGCCGTGGCTTTGAGTTTGCTGTGCTCCAGCTCGTTAAGCTCCTTGGTCGCCAGCTCAAGCGGCGTTGGGTGGCGCAGCAGTTGTTTAATCCATTTCATTTGAATACTCCGTGTAGATAGACGTACAGGGACTTGACTTGCATCAGCGTGAGCTTGCTCACCAAACTTTCTGGGCTAAAGTCATCTGCCGCTGGCGTTGGCACAGGTGTATGCGCGGGTATGCTGACCAGTGTTGGTGGTTTGCTTTTTGGCACCTGATGCTTGCGCGGGGCCTGTACATACTCGCGGTGGTTGGTGACGCTGTAGCGTTTGATCTTCCAAGGTTGTTTGCTCACCGGGTTGATGCGCTTGGTGATGTCTGAGTACGCCTTGATAACACCGGCGCGTTCCAAGTCGAGAATGGCCTGGCCGGGCTCGTAGGTCAGCATCAGAGCCGCCGTGATTTCCTTGGCTGTGTGCTCTGGATGGTCTTTAAGCCAGTGCCAGATACGGTACTTGAGCGGGGGGATAGGGGCCCCGGCTTCCCGCAAGGCAGCAGTCATTGTGTTCATGTAAGCACCTTTGTTTTATTAAATTATTAGTATACGTGTAAGCAACTATGGAGATATTAGGTTAAACCCTAGACGGTGGCCCCAGCCATCCGTGCCAGGACGGTGGACGTGTTGACCTGGTCCATGTTAATGGCTTGCAGCGCTGCCAAGGCAGTAGACGCGTCTCTGGTTTGCTTGACGGATTTTTCGTTGACTTTGGCGATGCTTGCTTTCGGCAAGTAGCGCGCGACATCAGGCCATAGCTTGAGCGCCTCGTTGACCGACTTGCAGCTGTCCAGGAAGTTGGTGACCTGGTTGGCTACCTCGTCCCATCGGTTAACACATTCCACATAGTTCTTGAAAACCTCGGCGTACTCGGTGAACAGCGGGGATGCAGCGAAGTCGATTTCGAACACACCCTCAGTCTGCGCGCCATAACCGGTGGTTGTCGCTACTGTGCACGGCACTCTCTTTACGCAGGGGAACCGGACTTGAACCTCTCGCGTTGTGCTGCCATCTTTGCTGTACTCGGCGGGTACATGGAACTTGAATCTAATTGCTGCCGTCGCGTTGTACTTCTCCAAGCGAGGGCGTAGGTCGGGCTCGGTATTTGCCCATAGAAGGCTCACTGCGTGTTCGAACAGCTCGGTGTTTTCGTTGATCTTTGTCATCACCGTATCCGGGGCGGGCATGGTGTTCACCTCAGCAACTTTCAGGCTGCGTATTTTTGATGTGACGTCGTTCTTGAGGGTGTCTGTGATTGCTGCGTAGGCCATAGTGGTTTCCTTTGTGTTGAAAATTAGTGTTGTGGTTGATGGGTTACTTCGGCACCAGCGCAAAGCCGCCGTGTTCTTCTTTCAGGACTCTGGTCAGGTGCCTACGGGCGTTGGCAATGAGGCGCTTCTCGAAGTTAGCGGCTTGTTCAACGGAGGGAACCCACGTTCGGGTAGCCCCATCAAACGCCTCCGGAGTCCCACTGGTAGTTGACTTTGCTTTCCTGTAAGCAGCCTCGGCCAGAGCAACGATGTTCGCATCGTCCATAGACTTGTCAACCTTCATCAAGGCTGTGTAGTTACCCCACCCTTTCAAGTCTACGTCGTTGATATCACCCATACGGCGCAGTACGGTCATGAGTTTGACAACTTCATCGACGCGCTTGTAGATGGGTGCTGCTGCTTTCCGGTCTGTGACTTTCTTCATGTCTGCTGGCGCAGTAACGATGGTGCCTGTTGCCAGATTGATCTGAAGACCCTTGACTGCTGGCACGTCCCATTTAGTTACGCTTGCTTTGCTTCCTCGCTTCAGAATACGATACTTGGCTGTGCGGGAGTAGGTGTTGTTGTCGCATTCAAGATAAGCACAGGCAATGAGCTTGTTGAACAGGTTGTATACGCCTTGGTCGGCCACATCCCGCATCAACGTCATCACGCTATCCGGGGAGATCGTGGCGTACACCCTGTCCCGCGCCAGTACACGTTCGGCCTTCGTTCTATTCTCGCCGTTAACCTTAGTTACTGGGTAATTCCAAGTAGTTCCTGTCACGAGCAGGTTATCGTTTTCATCTTTGCACAGTGCGCGGTATTGGTGAAATACCTTGTAGTCGCGCCCTTTTTTCCTGGTGTTAAACAGGTCGTTGAAATATTTGTAGTCCATGGTTTTTCCTATCTAAGTCTGTGGGCAACTGCTGCCCATTTGTCAATGTCTTCCATCGAGTCGAACTCGACGGGTCCTAGGTGCATGGGCGGTGGTTCTGGAAAAGTTCTCAGGGTTGTTTGGGGGGCTGCCCATGACATCTCCATCTCGTCCAGGTACTGCTTGTAGTCCGGGTTGGACGGCAGCACTAGGTACCTGCCGGTGTAATCCAAAACATTCTGCTCCCGATGAATCTTGAAGATCACAACCTGCCAGTGCTTGGGCCAGTTGAATCGGTTGCGTTGAAAGGCCAGCCACTTGGCATGTTCAGCAAAAGTTTCATTTGCCATCGCCATATCAACCGCTCATTCTCTTGGCTACTTGTTGGGCAAGTACAAGGTCAAGCACTTCCTTCATGGCAATTCGTCGATCAACAACAATCGGCTCCGGTGCAGGGCTCGACCATTTATTGCGCAGCTCGATATGTGTCTTGTGCTCGAACTCAACGACACGCAGGTGCAGCTCCCATTGGGTGACGGCGGTCATGACCAGCTTTCTTCTTTAATCAAGGGCTCTCCGCTCGCAGGTTCCTCGTCGTTGAAACTGGTAGACACATAAAGGTCTATGGAATCAGTCCCGAACTCGTGTGCTTCTACTTCGCTGTCTTCCCCGATATGGACTCGCTTGCCAGAAAGCTCGAAGTCTTCATGATGCGCATCTAACCAGTTCCATACACTCTCGAACCATTGAACGTCTCCGTAGCTTGGGTACCACTTCCAGTCCTCAAACTCAAAGCGTACGTACCCCACACCATCTGATTGAAATGATTCAAAGCTGTCAAAGCCAGCCTCCTTGTGCTCTGGTATTTCCAACCTCATACTGACCAGTGCTGTTATCACCTTGTCTACAGGGCCGGTGATTATCCATTTGCCGTTTGTTCTGTAGCCCATGATTTACTCCGCGTTGAGGTCGAAGTGGATGTTGGTGCCGTAGGGCGCTTCTTGGTCGCTGCTGATGCAGTGCACGGTGGGAAACGGTGGCTCCTCGTCCCAGCTTGTGTACCCGTCAGTCAGTGTGATGAACACGGCAGGGTCGATACCTTTCTCCTGTATGTAATCCATACCTGCTGGCATGTGCGTACCGCCGCCTGAGTGGAAGTTGATCTGCACGTCCTCGGGCTTGTCGAACTCGTCGTGGTGCTGCACCTCGGTATCGGTGTAGATAACGTGTACCTTGTTGGGCTTGCACTGCTCGACGATGCGCTTCATGTGCCCGTTGTAGTGACGTATCTCCTCGCGGCTGACTGACCCTGAGATGTCGACCTGAATCACAACCTCGCCCATGGCACCCTCGCTGGCGTTGGTGGGCAGATACACATCGGGAACGTAGCGGCGGTTGGGGCGCGCCCAGCTTTGGTCGACCGTGGTCTTCTCGGTCATGAAGCGCTCAAGCACATCGAACCATGGGGTCTTGCTCTCGACGGTCGCCTCGGCGAACGCTTGCAGCACACCGGGCAGCTTGCCCTTCATCTTGGCAACTTGTGCGGCCTCGGACACCTCGATCTTGCGGTTGGCGTCAATCTCGGCCTTGTCGCTGTCGCTCGGTGCATCGTCCTCCATGTCGTCGCCGATAGGGTCGGGGTTGGGCTCGCCGTTGCCTTGGCCACGACCTTTGCCGGGGCCTTGGCCTGGACCGTCACCCTCGTCACCGCCGTCATCATCTGGCGGGAATGATGCGTAGATCTCCTCGCAGGTGCGCTCGGCGGATCCTGGTATGTCGATGCACCCTTCGATCTTCTGGCCAACTTGTGCCTTGTTTAAGGTATCGTTTATCCACATGTCTCCGGCGTAGTTCCACTTCCTTGGGTCGCGGTGCTGGCGGCGTATGCCGTGGCCTGATGCGTAGTGCATGATCTCGTGGCAGATGGCCCACACCATGTTGTCGGTGGTTTGCTCCGCGACGAACAGCGGGTTGTAGTAGATGGTGCCGCTGGTGGTCACGGCGAGAGTCCCCACATCAAGGCGCTCAACGAACGGGCGCTTGAGCATGATGGTGGCAAAGAACGGATGGTCGAGCACGATGAAGGCGCGAGCCTTCTCGATGAGTTTCTTGGACGCAGCGCGAGCGGCGTCAAGCTCTGCCTGTGTAGGCGGGGGAGGGGCTGCCTTGCGTGGCATTACTGAGGTCATACGTTCTCCTTTTGTTGGGTATCTTCAAAATCGTTGAACTCTTGGACGTTGCGCGGGAACCTGCCAACAACTTCTGGGAACAGCGCTGCGTTGCAGTCCGAGCACCATGCTGAGTAGGTCTTGCAGCCGCGTTGGTGGCGGATGGGCCACATG